AAGGTCAATTGCTAAGATGCAAGTCTTAGGTACTATGGCTGTGGTCAGCTTACCAATAATAATAAACGTACTAATGAGGTTAATATAATGTTAGCAAAGTTAATAGCAGATGACTTGTTGTCAGATGAGAATGGTAAAGAGATAATTGCAGAAATAAACAAGGCTGTAGATATTCCTATCATTAATGAAAAAACAGAAGAAGCTGTTCTTCAAGCTTTGTGGAAGGTAATTAAAGTAGTTCTACTTAAAAAAATTGGTATGTAATGCCAAAGTTTGGTAAGAGAAGTAAGCAAAGACTAAAAGGCGTTGATACTAGACTTGTCAATGTTCTTAATGAAGTTGTTAAGTATTTTGACATTACTGTTATAGAAGGTCTTAGGACTCAAGAAAGACAAAACGAATTGGTTGCTAAAGGTTTAAGCAAAACTAAGTTTGGTAAACATGTACAAGGTAAGGCAGTTGATATTTCGCCATATCCTATAGATTGGGATGCTAGAGATGACTTCCATTACCTTGGTGGTTTTGTGCTTGCTACGGCAGCTTCTATGGGCGTTAAGATACGTTGGGGAGGAGATTGGAATGCTTCTTCTCTCTATAAAGGTAAACGTACAACTAAAGATAACAAGTTTGATGACTTAGTTCATTTTGAGATACTTGATTAAATGAAAAGAGCTATAGTCATACCAGATCAACATTTTCCTATTCATGATGAAAAAGCAGTAGATATAACTCTACAAGCTATAGAATATGTTAAACCTGATATATTTATTAATCTTGGTGATGTAGGAGAATGGGAAAGTGTGTCTGCTTGGAGATTTAAAGGTAAGCGACTTCCTAATCTTGAACATCAATTACTAGACGTTGATAAGGAAATTAAACAAGTCAATGAAGGGATTGACATGTTTGATAAAGTATTAGATAAAATAAACTGTAAAGAACGCTATATACTTGCAGGAAACCACGATGAATGGTTAGATCATTTTGTTAATAAACATCCTTATTTAAAAGGTTACAATTTTAAAGATGCATGCAATTGGAAAGAGAGAGGTTATAAATACTATCCATATAATAAACCATTAAAACTTGGTAAGGTTAATTTTATTCATGGTGCTTATGCTACCACGTACCATGCTAAAAAACATTTAGAAGCTTATGGCTCTAATATTGTCTATGGACATACTCACGATATTCAAAGACATAGCCTTACTAAGTTAGATTCTGGAACTATAGCAGCTTGGTCTATGGGATGCTTAAAAAACATGACACCAAAAAAGAATAAATGGCTAAAAGGAAGATTACATAACTGGAATCATTGTTTTGGTATTATCAGTTTTTTTGATAAGCCAAAAGGGAATTTTCAAATAGAGCAAGTAGAAATATTAAATGGACAATGTTCATTTTGGGGTAAGCAGTTTAATGCCTAAAAATTTATATCAATTAAATGATTTTAGTGGAGGAATAAATACATTAAAAGATTCTTCGGATATAGCAGATAATGAATTTAATAATGCTCAAAATCTTATGTTTAATATTCAAGGTTCAGTACAACCTGCATATAGTTTAGCAAATGATACAAATAATAAAATATCTGCATATGTTAATGGTTCTATTACTACTGTTCAACCGGGATATGGATTAGGGTATTTTGAAACAGATCACAATAGAGATCCTGTTGTTGTAACTCAAACTAGCAGTATAGCAGGCGTGTACAATATAAGCGATGGAAGTATTAATGGAGGAACTGCAAGAACTGGATTTGCTATATATAAACACAATACAAATAGTAAATACAGAGAAATAGAACAAAGAATAGATAATTCTCAACGAAATCTTGCATCTAGTTTTCCCGTTGGTACACTACTAAGAATTGAAGGAAATAATCTTTCTGGAGCTGGTCTTGCAATAGATGGTCAAGGTATTTATTATGTTATTGAACATAATGGAAACAATATAATTGTAGATAGGGATATATCAATAACAATTGAATCTACTACTTCAAATTTTTGGGGTGGAACTTTAACAGGTAATACAAGTGGAGATAAACTTATTTTACTTTCCAATCCTGCAGACCATAAAATAGATATTTATTCTATAAATACATCAGGTTCTAATTGGACTCAAGATGCAATAAGTCTTCGCTCATCATCTAATGATATTGCTTCTAAAATAAAATATTATAAAATTGAAGACGAAATAAGATGTTGTGATACTGCAGAAGGTAATGATTGTAAAATTCAATGGTATGGCTGGATACAAAGAAGGCATTTTGAGGGGTGTGATAGAAATCCAGATTCCAATACTTACACATCTTACTTTACTAAAGACAATACTTTAGCAAAGCCTACTAGAGGCTGGGTTAGTTCAAACGCTTCAACTCAAGGAGTTTTATCAAAGTATACATTAACTTCATCAAGTACAGATACAGGTTTAATTGCTGGGTCTGGTTTTAATATATCTATTACAACAGAAACTGATGAAGTTGGAGTTATATCTAAAGGCACATATGAATTAGCACAAACTTTTATTTACGATAGCAATCAAGAATCATTACCAAAAGTTTACGAAGAAACTCATACAGTAGCTGATGCTCAAGATTTAAAAAGTCTTTCAATTGGTATTAGTACCAGAGGGCCGTATGACCCAAGAATTTCTGGTGGTAGAATATACATAAGAGAACAAAATAAAGACCAAGAATGGACTATGTTATTAGATATTGATTTAACCAAAGGAGCTAGATTAAAACTGTCTGATGATTATTTACCTTGGGAAAATGTGTATTATGCTCCTACTGGAAATATAGTTAATGGTAGTAATGTTGTTTCAAACGTTAGTTCTTTAACAAATATAACGGCTGGAATGACTATTTCTGGTGGTTTTATTCCATCAGGTACTACAATTGCAAGTCACGATAATAGCAGTACTATTCAATTAAGTCAAAATACTACAGGTGCAGGTACTGATATTGGTGTAACATTGCAAATACAAGGTTCTTTTTATGCGTGCCCTGATTACAATCAATCTGATAATCATTTTCGTTTAAGAGAATTCGGCTTATTAACATATGAAGTATTAAACGGTTTTTCATCAAGTATATTTAGTCATACCATAGGAGAACATGGAGAGTATTGGAAAGATTCTGTTATTGCAAATAATAGAGTTTTTATATGCAACGTTAGAATTAAAGATGAAAATACAGGATTGGATAAAGAAAATTCTACTATTAAACATTACCCAGATAGAATCATGTATTCAATGCCTAATAGATATGATACTTTCCCTTCTACAAATTATATAGAAGCAGCTAAAGGAGATGCTGATGTATATACAGCAATAGAATCTCATGCAGATAGATTACTTGCTTTTAAAAGAAAAAGTTTAGATATAATAAATATATCAGGAGATGAACGTAATTGGTTTTTAGAAGATAGTAAAAGATACCAAGGATTGTTTCATCCAGAAGCAGTAAAGAAAACTCAATACGGAGTTGTTTGGGTTAATAAACAAGGTTTATTCATATATGATGGTTCATCAATACGCAATTTAACAGAAAATAAAATAAGCGATAGCGATTGGGATTCACATGTAGGTACGTTAACTGGAATCATTTACGATGAACAAGAATCTATGGTGTTCGTAATTAAAAGCTTTGATAACAACGGTGATGCTTATATGTGCGACCTTAAAAAAGGTAATTTTACTTATATAAAAGATTTTGTTCTTGATACCTATGACGGATTAACAAATTCAGTAGACACCGATAGTAATAATACGCTTATAGCCCATGACAGTAATACTCAAATTGATATATACCAGTTAAACAGAACTCCTGTTGCACATACAGGAACTAGAATAACAACTAAAATGTTGGATTTTGGAAGTATCCATAGGATTAAAAAAGTATACGCTGTTCATATTACATACAAATCTGATGTTGCTTTAACAGGGTTATTTACTTTAAAAGATGAATCAGGTACTATTACGGCTTTATCTGGAACTATTTCGTCTGCTGCTAATTGGTCAAGAGTAAAAATAACTCCTTCATCTCCAATTACCTGTAGTAAGATTTCTTTGATTTTAAATACAAGTACAACTTCAGCAAAAGTATATCTTAATGATATATCATTTGAATATAGAATACTTAGCAAGAGAGGTGTGTAATGGATAGAACATCAAGATTTATTAATAATAAAAAACAAGATAAGATACGTGTAGTTAATTCTCAACCATCTATACAGTCTATGAGAGACGGAGAAGAAGTTTTATTCTTTACTAAAGATGGTAAACTTTCTAGATATAGAAAAGAACGTGGTCAATTATGGCGGTCTGAAATGATTAAAGCAGGATAGGAGTAATTATGTCATTATCAAATTTATATTTAACACAACAAATGAGAGAAACCGATAGGAATCTTAAAAATGTTATGGACGATGAACTAGAAAGACGTAAAAAAGGCGGTCTTTTTAGTTCAATATTTGGAGGTGTAGGAGGTGTTCTAGGTGGATTAGGAGCTACTGCATTAGGTACAGCTTTAGCACCAATAACTGGTGGAATGAGTTTACTTGCAAGTTCTGCTTTAACAGGTGCAGGTGCTTTAGCAGGGTCACTTGCTGGTTCAAGAGTAGGTGCAGACGTTGGTGGAGGTAGGCGTTCTGATGCTGTTGATTTAGGTATGAATACAGATGTTGTAACTGGAAATAAGAAAGAATTTGGTAGCGATGTAAAAGATAGATATAGAAGAGATATAAACAATTTTCAAGATACATTAAACAATAGAATATTATCATCAGCTATAAATACTGGTATAAAATCAGCAGCTTTTGCTTATGCTGGTGGTTTATCAAAACCTACTATGCCAGAAGGAACAATTATAGATGCTTCTGGTAATGCTGTAGAAATACCACAAGCTGATATTGCTGGAGCACAAGCATTTCAAGATGCTGGGTATAGTAATGCATTAATTAACCCAGCTAGAAGTTTGCAAGCTCCAATGCAAGGGCCTCAACCTTTATTTGGGCCAGCAGTTCCAAATATAGCTCCAGTTGCAAATGTAGCTCCAAATCCTATGAGTGGATTAAGTCCGTTATCTAATGAATATCTGGATGCAAATAATCTTTTAAACGTTGTTAATGAATCTAGTAATCCATTTTTTCCAAGCAGTATAAACAATCTTGGAACACCACAAAGATTTGCTGGAGTTTCTGGTCAACCTTATCAACCTTTTAATTAGGAGTAATTAATGGCACATACACCTTATCACTTTGATTGGAATCAAACACCTGCTGGTGGTCAACCACCTGCAAGTACTTCTAGTCCTAATGCATTTTTACGAGATTTTTCCAATGTAAATATTTCTGGGTTAGACGATACTGCTAAAATATTTTTACCAGACACAGGTCAAATGGTAAACAACATTGCTATGGCTCGTCAAAATTTTAACAATAATGCATATGCACAACAATTAGCTGGTCAAAATAATTTATTTAACATGACAGGTGGCATGGGATTAAACAGTATGTCAGAAGGTTTTGGTAGAAGACAATCTAATATAACATCGGGTTTAAGGAATCTAAATCAACAATATCAAACAGGACTGCAACAAAATATGGCAAGTTTTAGAGCAGATGTTCTTGGAGAACAATTTAAATATCAAGATGCACTAACAGGTGCAATAAGCAATTTAATTCAATCTGGTGAATACGAAGATTTACAAATAAGTCCATATGAAGCGAATGACGCACTCAAAAGAAGAAGAAGAAACTATGAAAGTTGGAATCCTCCGGGATATACTGGAACTCCTACGGAAGGAGAAGTTTTTCAAGTTGGAGATACGCAATGGACATTTAGTAATGGACAATGGGTATAATTAAAAGGAGTTTAAAATGGCAATAGATCCAGCATTAGTAGGCTTTGATGCAGTAAACACATTACAAGATACATTACTTAATTACGTAATGCAAAATAGAATGATGCAAGCAAGAGATAGGCAGTTCAATACACAGATGCAATTAGAACGTGATAGATTTGAAGAAGATCGCAGAAGATATGATACTAATTTTCTTGAAGATCAAAAAAGGTATGATACAGATCTTGGTTTTAAGAAAAGAGACGAGTCTCGTTTAATTAAAGATAGAGCTGATTATAAATTAAAAGAAAAAGCAGGAGCAGATACTTTTAGAGATATTCAAAGTATAGAAAAACAAAAAGCAGATATAGCTAAATACGATAGAGATTTTATTGAGTTTAAAAATAAATATCGTTTACCACATGGCCTAATGGATTATATTCCGGGATTTAGAAAAAGATCAGATAAAAATTTAAAGTTAGCTTTTGAGCAAGGTGCTGAACAAAATCCAGCATGGATGCGAGGAATAACTCATTATCAAGAACCAAAAGATTATCAATGGAAATCTTATGGCGTAAGACCTGAGTTAAAAGTACCAGAGTTAGGAAATTATAATTTTGTACCTCAATACGCACCAGAGTTATTAGAAGCTCAAAAATTATATAACACAGAAAATTTACTTAACATAAGAAATGAATCAATGTTAAATAATATTTTAAATAAATAAGAGGTTTGTTATGGATCCTGCTTTAGTAGTTGAATTAATAGAAAAATATAATAGAAATCCAGATAGATACACAGATGAAGAAGCAGAGTTTATTGCGTCTTTATCTCAAGCTCTAGGAAGAAATTTTAACAGAGAGAGTAAACCTATTGGTAAAGGATTATTTGACCTTGTTGATAGTGCTACATTAGGACTTGTTCCTGATAGTTTAAGACCTGTATCAAGAGGTGAAAGTGTTTATGGAGAATCTGATGAAGAAAAGTTTGCTGGGTTTCTTGGAGAAATGGCTGGAGGTACTGCGTTAGGTGCTGGAATAGGTTATGGTGCTATAAGAGGAGCTAGAGGTATTGCCTCTAAATTCAGAGGCGGTGTAAAAAGTGGGGGTACAGGAAGTCAATCTAACAATTTACTTAACCTGACATCTGGAACTAAAAATAAATCTGTTAAACGTTTAAATCCATATTCTAATAGAGATATAGATATAGAAATAAGAAGATTGGAAAATATGGCTGACATGGGAGACTATTATGCTTATGAAGCATTAGATGATTTATACAAGTATCGAAATGGTTTTTCTGGAAATATCGACTACAGAAAAAGATTTAACTTTGGTCGATATGATAATATTGATCGCAGACCAGATGAGCTACCTTTTTAAATAAATGGCATCACAATACGAATCTTATAAAGTACGTGAGTTAGTAACAGCGTATAGGTCAGACCCTACCATGTTCACCGATGACCAGTTAGATAAACTGGAAGCATTGGCCTATGATAATGGTATCTCATTTAAAAGAATCAATAGTGAGTTTAATCTAAATAGAGCTGTAAGGCAGGCATTTGCTGGAGCAGTAGAAGGTTTTACCACATTTGATTTAATGACTGAGAAGCCTCGTAATACAGGCGAGGCTATATTCAGACAAATTGGACACTTAGTAGGCTTTGCTCCGGGGATTGCTAAAGCTCCTATACTTGCTGGTTCTAAGATAGCTCAAAGAGTTACTGGTAGGGAAACACGTAATCGCTTTACTCAAGCTGCGTTAGACCATATAGATGTATTCCATGCTAAGTCAATACCTATGCAATTTAGTAAAGCAGGTAAACTAGGTCTTGATGATATCCTTACTAAAACAGGAGCAGAGTCAGTTAGTTTTTTAAAACGAGGCACAGCAGGTAGGCAAATAGCAGATGAGGCTGTAGGTCTAGCATTTGCAAGCGGTGTAAGTAATATATGGAAAGGTGAAGATGCAGTATTGGATGGTTTTATTGGTGGTGCAATTGCAGGGGGAGCCTTTGGTGGTATTGGTAATTTTGTCTCTGTAGGTAATTTATATAAAGGTTCTCCTCAACAAGTAGAAAGAGCCAATCAAATACTACGTGCAGGAGTAGGCTCAATGGTAACTGGTCTTCCTAGTACACTTGCAGATGAACCTACAGAAATGCAGATTTATAATTATCTATTAGGTGGATTTTTTGGATACAATTCAAGACCTGCAGTAGATAAAGAATCTTCTAAATGGTATAATAAAAATAGAGACCCTAAAGAAAACTTTAGACCAGAAGAGTCTAGAGACTTTAATGACATAAGTAAAGAAGCACAAGATTATATACGTTATGAACATCCAATGGGATATGAATCTAGTCAAGGCCAAGCAGGTGGAAGTGCTGGAGTAGCTTTAAAGTATTTAAATAATAAAGCAAAACAAAACGGTCAAAATATAGACTTTAGACAAGAAGCTATTAATCATTTTGAACGTAATAAGTTAGATTATAATGAAAGAGATATATTTGATTTTTATCGTTCTAAGGCAATGGAATTGTATGAGATTGGAAGAAACGATATAAAAAATGCAGTTACATTTAAAATTAATGCATATAACAATGAACAAGTTGACCAGATGGATACTGTTCAACGTGACTTGTTTAGTTTAAGAGATACTTCAAAGAAGATATTTAATAAGACAGATAAATTTGAAACAAGTGTTGATATTGCTCAAACTATTAAAAATACATTTGAACAATCTAATAATGATATAGAGATATTTCGTGAAAATATTAAAAATGCATTTGGGAATGCCGTTGATAGGTCTACTGAAAAAGCATTAACTCAATATTTTATAGACAGTTCTAATATAATGCAGCCTATTGAATTACCTTATTTAACAGGTAAGAATGCACGTTTAAGATTAGTAGACAATGAAAGAATAGGCGATGTTACTGTTAGAGAAAAAGCTCCTATGTTGCCTATTCAAAAATTTCTTCCTAATGCAAATATTAAATATATGACACATGCTGTACTTCCTTCTATGGGTGGTAATAGAGCAGTTAAGATACTCGGTCAAAAATTAGAAGATGGTAAAATAACATATGACTTAAATCAGGGTGATTTAGGATTACTGAATGACCTTCTTGCAAGTAAGAATAGATATATTTACGGAGCTAACAAAGATAAGCTTAATGTATTTAATAGTGATTTTAGAGACGACAATTACACACTTGATGATATTTTTAATATACTTTCTAGATCTGGAAGAAGCATAGAGGAGATACAAAAAGATTATGATGCTGCACTTCAATTAGAATATGAGATATTTGGTGAGAATGAAAACGTAGCCAACATATTTAGAAGAAAGTTTATTTCAAATATCGTTAATGATACTGAGATAGAAGGTTTGCCTGTAGAAGAAGCTTACAGGTTTTTACAGAAAGATTCTCCTTATTATAAAGATGTAGTTGATTTTAACAAACGTATTCAATTAGCAACGACTAGAATGTTTTATATGACACCTTCTAGTTTTAAAGATGTTGCAGATACCAACCAAGGTCAAACATATAATATTATACTTACAAACGATAAAGATGTAGCTAATACTGATGGTGGTGCACTTGTAAGAAATGATTTTATGGATGCTAGAAATAATAGCATGGCACTTAATTCTAAAGTTACTGGTGCTGATAAGCCTGTTACATTTCATAAAACACCTAATGGTGTATTTGCTCAAAAATCAGCAGGGTTTAGAGCATATCCTTCTATGCAGGAGTTTATGAAGAAGAATAAGATACACGAAGTAGTGTACACATCTTCTTCTAAACGTAAAGGTACATTGCCTTTAACAGAATTATCTTATGGTAAAGATGGTAAGTGGTCTTCTGATAATGTACAACTAATAACTATTCCTATTACAAGTTTGCAAATAAGCTCTGGTACTTATGAGAATACAAATAAGGACACTAAGAAAGGTCAAGATATACCTATTCAATTCTATGGGCAAATAAACAATACTCAAGCACAGGGTTATGTAAAAAAATATTTTGAAGAAATCTTAGATCCTTCTCTTAAAGGTTCAAAAGAATCAATAGAATTAGTTAATAAGTTTGAGAATAAAGAATTAGATGTAGAAGGCTTTGCAAAGGAATTTATTGATAATAAGATAGACCTTTTTGAATTGCCTATAAAATTTGTAGCAGATAAACTAATTAATAATCCTTCTAATCCTGAATCCATATTTTTAATGGATAGGTTAATGAAAGCAGATAGCAAATATGAGTTAGATGAAGATGTTAATGAAACATTTGATTTTGACAACGACTCATCTTATGCTGATTTTCACTCTGAAAATGAATCAATGGCATATGCTACAAGAGGTACTCATGTACCTAGAACTACGTTAAGCTTTATAAAAAATAACTATCAAAATGCTTTAAGAAAGTATTTTACAAAACGTATCACTAATCCAAGATATAAATATGCTAGTAAAAGTTGGATAGAACCGTATGAATCTAAAGAAGTAGTTCAATATATTGAGTTTGACCCTTTAAAAAAGGGAGATAGGTCAATTAAATATGAGGAAATATATTTTAATGATGGTCATAGACAAATGCCTGTGGTATTTAGGAACAAGGAATACACTCTTGGCGAACTTTGGAGTAAGTATACTAGGGCACTCTCCGAAGGACTTTCCAAAAAGGAGCTTGCTGAGTATGATGAAGCTCTTACTTTTCTTATTATACGTACACCTGCTGATTCAGTTAGTGGTATACGTGCAGTTCGTCTTAGAGGTTGGACGAATCAGAAAGGTACAGGATCGTTATTACACCCCAAAGACAAAGAATACTCTGGTGGTGCAGACCACGACTCCGATAGTGTTAAAATATTTCAAGGTTTAAGCAATGAATTTATGGATTACTATAAGAGAAATGCAGATGAGCGTTCTCGTTGGGTAACAGATACAGAGTATTTAGATGAACTTAATAATCTTTTTACAAATAAAGATATGCCTCAAGAATTGAAAGATGGATTTAATAATAAGTTTAATATCTTTTCTCCATCACATCGTTTTCTTGCTGGAAGAAACTCTAGTACTGGAAAAGATGGATTAGGATTTGGTCTTTCTGGTAAAGGTTATTTAATGAACTTATATGATTATGTTGTTTCTAATGGTGGCACTATTAAAGATGGTGCTTTAACTATAACAGCCAAAGATAAGGATTCTTTTAGAAAATTTTTAGACCAAGGCACTATGGTTGTTAATAAATCTGCAGATTCTAGTAAAGACCCTACTGTATTACAATACAATAAACATAGAGATATACTTTTTAATAGTTTGTTTGACGTTACTCACAAAAAAAATAATACTAAGATAGAATCTTATCACGATTTAATGAAGAATACTTCTCCTAAAATTGAAAAAGATGAAAGAGCAAACAAAGTAGCAGCTATAGTAAATACTGTAAGACTTAGTAAGCCTAGGCAAACAGCATACAATGAAGATGGTACAAGTCGAGCTAAGGGTTTATTTGAGTATATAAAAGAATTGCATGAAGTAAATAAAGTACTAGAAGACTCTGCTCTAGATCAAGTATATCCTTCAGTACATAAAGAGATATATAAAGTATTTGAAAATGGTTTATCTTTTGGTGAATTAAATAAAGTTCAACAAGCACTTTATAGAAAGACAAAACAAAATTATATAAACAATACTTCTGGTAAACTGGAAGAAGGTAAACCTAAACAATTCTTAACCAAGAGTAAGCTGTCTGAGTATTTAGAAAAACACTTTGATATATTAGCTAAAGAATTATCTTTTTCACCTGAAAAATCTTTTTATAATACTTTAAAGACAAACCCTAACCAAGCATTAGATATGTTTGGTAAGGATATGGGTCAGTATGCTACTATGGAATTATTAACTAAACAATTTGTTGATATACAGAATGCTTTTACAGATAAAGGAAGAATTGTTAATGTAGTAGATGATGTATTTCCTAATGTAAAAGAGAAAGCATTTGCAATTAAAGAACAAGTATCTGAAGTGATGAATCATCCAGAACGTGACAATGCTATGAACCTTGATATAGAAGGTAGAATACAAAGCGTCTTAGGTAGACTTCAAGATATGGAAAGAGCAAATGGTATACAGGAAGGATTGTTGCAAGATTATTTTTCATATTGGTTATTAAGTCCTATACGAAGAAATCTTAGTCCTAACGAACCTGCAAAGCCACAGTTTTATAAGATGCTGCATTCATCTAGGTCTATTCCTATGAGACCTAAAAGAAATTTCTATAATAAGATGGATGAGATATATAATAGAGCTAATGCAGAAGACGATAAGCCTATTAGAATTGGTAATATAAAAAAAGTTTCTAACGAAATATTGCAAACAAATTCAAAGCCATTTGAAACAATGAATGCTTTAGTCAAAAAAGGTGCTTTAGAAAAGATTGCTCTTACAGATAAAGACCTTGTAGAAGTAAGAAAACTACAAGACATTATTAAAACAAACCCTGCTGGAGTTGATTTTAATAACTGGTTTATAAATTATACATCAGCATTGGAAGGTGCTCCTAGAGATGCAACAACAATTACAATGACTGATGTGATGAATATTAATAAGCATTTAAAAGAAATAGATTCCGTGAAAGCGTTACCTGTTTATTTAAGACATTGGCATACATCTCCAATGACCATTGAAAGAGAAATGGTAAAGATGAATTTCTTAACTAGAGCTAAAAAAGTTACAAGGATTGTTGATACAGCTAGAGGTAAAAGAAATATGGAATTCTATAAAGTTATGAGTCCTATGGAATCTATTAGAAATGCTGTAAATGATATGGATATAAGCATAAATGCTTTTAATAATAAAAAATTAAAGACAATTGAACCTTTAGAACGGGTATTAAATAATATTTCAGCAAGACCGAATATTAAAAATAATTACATAGAGAATTTAATTGAATTCCGTGAAGGAAGATTAATGCTAGATCAAATAGATAAAAGTATTAATAAAGATAAGTTTTTAAAACTTAATAGTGCTGTAACAGAATTCTTTAAGAAGTCTTGGAATGATTTTGTAGCAACAAAAGATATATCAGGTAGAGATATTCAGTGGGATAGAATTGATAAAGAGCATGATTATGGAAAATTAAATAATTATATACAATATGATAAGAATGGAAAGTTTAACATAAAGCTCTTTGAAGATAAAGTAATGAATGCTAAACAGACTGAACAGTTAGTTAGAGCTGTTGGTATAGATGGTTTGATGAGATATAATTATGAATATCGTTTAGAACAATTAGTTAAAGATAAAAACCCTAAAGACCCTAAGAAATTTAGAGAATCAAGAAGAGCATCAAATCCATTTGTTCCTCGTAGAAAAAGAGATTTTGATACTTATGTACACCATAGTATTCGTAATGTAAATGAAAAAATATTACTTGAACAAGCAAGGTGGATGAATAAGCAAATTGATTTAGATAAAAATTTTGGTAAAGGTAAGAAGATTCCTAGAGACCTTGCTTTAGACAATCCATTTTTTAATATTAACGATAGAATAGCCATTGGTGAAGATTATGAGATTGCTTTTGAAAAGTCTAGTGGTTCTTATGCCTCTCCATTAAAAAAGCGTGGAGATGATCCTATACCATTTAAAAAGAATACTGAGATATTTAATGATTATCAAGATGCTTTAATAAAAGGATACTTTAGAAATCTAACCAAGTTTAAAGCACAAGGTGATTTAGATGCATTTTTGATGAATATGAAAGACTATGTACCATCAAGAAATGAAAAAAAGAAATTTGTAAAGTTATACAAAGGTGTATCACTAACAGAAATACCAGCTAAACAAAGATATAATAATTATGTAGATGTATGGGCAGACTTATTAAGGACATATGCTGAAACAGCTATGGGTTATCAGACTACTTTTTCATCTAAACAGATGACACCTCAAGGTAAAAAGTTATTACACTTAAATAAATACAATTTATTCTATATTACTTCAGACCAGTTTGTAGCTGGCAAACTTGAAAGAATGTATAAGAGTAAACTATTTGCTGGAAAAGATACTATTCCATTTTTAGATAAAAAATTAATACCTAAAGATCCAGAGACTAGGCAGTTGTATTATTATAACTTGATAAGAAATTTTGGAGCAATGGAAGCAAAGTATCAGTTAATGTCATTGTTATTTAATACAGGTTCTTATGCAACTAATATATTTGGTGGAACTGCACAAACAACAGCATATGCTGGATTTGAGAATGTAAAAGACTCTGGAGATATAAAAGCAGTAACCGAGCTTTTACTTACAGATAGTAAAGGAGTTAATAAAGTCTTTTTAAATAATGGTAAGCCAGTTACTACTATGAAAGAAATAAGTACTTGGCTTGAAGAAAATGGTTATTATGATAATTACCTTCAAAATGAATTTGATTTTAATCCTGAATTAAAGACAAGACTTAAAGATCTTGGTCATAATTTTAGAGATTTTAAGCGAGATATGCTTTATGCTTTGAAAACCAAAAAAGGCAATCGTGATGAAAGCGTAAAAGATGTTATGAAAAAATATGGAGTTAAAGAAACTCTTGAAAAAACTGGTGGATTCTTTATGCAGGAATCTGAACGTTTTAATCGTAAAAAAGCATTTTTAGCTAGTGCTATGCAGTATGTAAAAGGAGTTGGTCGACTTGGTAAAGATTTAACTATAGCAGATGACCAAGTAATTGAACATGCAATAAACGGTATAAGAATGTCTCAATATATGTATCAAAACTCTGAAAGACCTTTATTTATGGCTACATCTACAGGTAAAGTATTCAGTAGGTTTAAACTCTTTGCATTCAATAGCGTAAGAATACGTAAAGAATTTTACAGACAAGCTAAAGAACTAGGAATGAATCCTAATACAGAAGAGTATAGAAGATTTGAAAGACAAGCAGTTATAGATTTATGGATGTACATGCTAGGTGCAGCATTTATGTTTAGTTTATTTGACACGGCTTTACCTCCACCATATGATTGGATACAATCTTTATCTGATTATGTTTTTGGAACAAAGAACCAAAAAGAGATGGCTTATTTTAATGACCCATTAGGGCCACTTAGTATATTAAAGCCACCTATAGCAAGAATACCTGAAGCAGCAGGTGAATTACTAACAGGTAATTTTGATGAGTTTACTGATTATACTATGTATACCTTGCTACCATTCGGCAGAGGAATAAGACAAGCTGTTCAATTATCTGATGATAGAGTAGGTAGAGGACTTGAACGTGCTCCAGAAATATTATTTAGAATACCTTATAATAAATTCTTAAATAGAATTGAAAAAGCTAAAAAAGACAAGAGAAGAGCATCTCTTGTTGATGAACTATTAGAAGCATCCTAAATTAGGCAGTAAATAACGCACAAATAATGCTGTCAAATAGTACCTATTCATATATGTTTTCTCTCACTCAAGTCACGTTGACATCGTAGAGGTCGGCGGTTCGACTCCGTCATCGCCCACTTGACGACAAATTAGTTTTACTTGTGTGTTCGTTTTTTTAACGGAGACAAATAGGAGACAAATAATGTCGTCAATCTTTAAACATAGAGGTGTTTACTATTTACAATTGACTCTTAATTATAATACAATAAGAAGATCACTTCGTACTAAAGACAAACGTACTGCTAAAAAAAGAGCAAAGGATTTAGAGCCTACTTTATATAGTCAATTAGTTAATCCTAATACTGAAAAGTATATTCCATTCAATGACCTTATTAAATTGTATTTACAAGATGATGAACATGAATGGTCTAATGCTACAAAATTGACCAATATACAGATATTAAAAAAGTATAAGAAAGGAATTCCTTTACCTAGTAATGAAGCTACTAAGATAGGAGTACAAGGACGTATAAATGCGGTGATTAACTGGGGCAAATCTCACGGTTTTGTGACGAACAGAGATAAGTATCGACTCAAGAAAAAGCCAGCCAGAAATAGAGTATTTTCTGATATAGAATTAATAAAAATATTTAAGTATTCTACTAATTCTGACTTTAAAAGATTTGTTCAATTTGCTTATTATACTGGTGCAAGGCGTGGTGAGCTTTGCAATATGAAAGAGAATGACATTCATGATAAATATTTTAAAACCATTGGTAAGACAGGAGAGAGACTTGTTCGTTTAAATAGTCAGGCAAAAAGCATATTAGAAAAACAAGGTTGTCTATGGCATTACAATACTGATTACGTAACTCATCACTTTAAAAAAAACCTACGCAGGATGAAAATAGCAAAGGGATGCTTTCATGACCTACGTAGGACTTTTGGGTTAAACCTTATTAAAGCAGGTATGCCAATATATCAAGTAAGTAAATTACTAGGACATACTAGCATAGCTACTACAGAATCACATTATGCTCCGTTATTAATAACAGACATAGATGATTTTACATTATGAGTATTCAGCTTCAGCTATAAGTATTTGACTAACTTTTCCAACAACTCGTTTTGATGGATGATGGCCTCCTTTATTTACTCTTTTGCGTTCACACCATGCTGAAAAGTTTTCTTTTCCATTAAAATGATGTGTGATTTCGAGTGAACCATTTATGTTATACCATTCTCCATCAGTTAGATAAATACTTTTTATATCTTCAATAGGAACATTGAATAGTTTATTTTTATAAATCTCTTTTAATAATTTCATTATAACTCCTACTACTGTAAAAGGTTTTAGGGTTTAAGTCGTTTTTTATTATTTCTACTACTGAAACATCATTTAAGCCAAAACAATATTTACAAGATAGTACACTACCTTGAAGACCAACACTATCAATAAAGCGATAGTCTTTTATTTTGACTTTATGTTTATTGCATATGCGGCATTTCATTATAACCTCCATTTAGTAAAAAACCTGAGATAAATCCCCTTTTATTAGGGATATATCCCCTTATTTATTTTGTTACTATTGATTCAATTTTAAGAGTCCAGTCTAAATAAATCATCATAGCATCAAATCCACTTAATTTAAAAGCATTAGCTATATAGCTGTCTATATCTTCAGGTTTTACTTTATTTGTTTTAAAGTTCTCTTCAAGCCAAAGGTATATTTCATTTCTCAAATGTTTATCTATATTTATTTTCATTCTTTTTCCTTTTTACAATAATGACAAGTTTTTCTAGTTAATTTGTACGTTGGAAAGTTTTTGTACTTATGACAAGTTGCAGTATGATGAACAAATTCCCATACCATTTGACATTGTTCACAGAACTTTAGTCTTCTTGAATCTGTTTTATATTTTACTCTACTGTCAGTTCGTACAAAATCTTTTACAGGTTCTAAATACCAATTACTCATTTTATTCTTCCTCTTCGTTTTCTTCTTGTTCTAATTGGTCTAAAACTGCTTCAATTGATGGAGAATCAGGTATTTGAAAGTCTTCTAGACATTCATATTCACCATCACTCCATTTATATTGAACAGTCCAATGAACTATAGTTCTCATTATATATTCTCCTTTTTATAAAATAATTTTATATACCATTTAGACTTTAAAGACTCTAATTCATTTTTAGTTTTTTTTAATTTTCGTCTTAAATGTTTACTGGTTTTTTCATAGTAATACAAACTTTTCCTAACGTGGAATAAAGTTTTTTTTGTTTCTTCTAATTTTGATTCTAGCTCTTTACTATCATTATTATTTTTTAATAATTCATTAAGTTCTTTATTTACTAGACGGAGTTCTGCGTTTTCTTCTGCTGTTTCTCCTTCTAGAATTATTCCATAATGGTCATAGCAATACTCAAAACCTTTTCTATACATAGGGTTTTCCATTAATGTTTCATGTTCAAATATTTTCATATCTACTTCTTTCCAATTTTATAGTGATGATCTTCATCCCATCCTGAGTAATCAGAATGCAAATGATCAATAGGTAGATTATCTGATTCTAAGTTTTCATGTGCGTAATAGTATTTTCGCATATAAAACTTTAGTTCACCAAACGCATTATCATTTTCTAGAATATCTATAACAATTTGGTCTAACAAATCATTAAATGAAGTTTGGTATTTATCTGAATAAATCTTTATTTCTGTTATGTCAGTTGTTTTAGAGCCATCTGGCTTTATGTATTCCATTGTTTTTCCTGTATTTCTAGAAGCGAAGGGATAGGATACCTACCGATAGGATTTTTACTTTATATCCAAGCGTTACCAAGGTTTCGAGTTTCCGACATATAGTCGTCCATTCCCTAACAATCGTCATTGTAACTATCCCTTGCCTCTTTAGTTTATAAACGTCAGCAGGAAAGGTCGAGGCGGTATGCTTGTGCACTAGCCCTCTACACTCTACTGTTTCCTGCTTTGGTTTATTTAAATTATTTACATCTTGGGCATATTTCTCTTTTCTTTCCATAAGTAGGAAAGTCTTCATAGTAGTGATAAATATTTCTTTTTAATGAAATATTATTACCTTGTTTACTTAGATATTTATCTAGCTCCCAGCAGCAATCACATTGTTCACAATACTTTATATTTTCGTCAGTTCTTTTACCTTCTACTTTTGAGGCATCGTATCCTTTAGTAGTCGGCTCCCCAAACACCCAATCTTCTAGCATTCTGCAGTTCCTTATCCATTTTTTCTATTAATGTTCTAAGTTTTTTAACATCTTCATAACAATGGAATGCAACTATACTATCGGATATACTTATCATATCTTTCATTATAGTAATCTTTTTTGTCAGATTGTCTAATGTTTCGTATATTTCATTAGCATTCATTGTAACTCCTACGTTATGATTATGCTTTAAAAGGGGAAGTGGTCAAGCCAGACCAATAATCTTCCCCTTTTTTTAATTCTTGTAGTGGCCTAACGCCAACCAGACCACTACATTGTCATCCTCTTTCTTCTTCAAACCAACTTTTCCTATGGAAAATCCAATGTTCAGACAAAGAGGTTTATCCTGCTAACATTTTAAAAATGTTCAACAAGTCTTTATACCGTATTGTAACTAACGCTTCTTTACGGTCTTCTTTAAGAATTTGTCCAAATACTTCATCGCATGGTTTTAAATAATCAGCTATAGCTTTACGACCTTTAACTTGAAATTTTAAAGGGTTTAACTTTTCCATGTTGTTACATTCTATAGTCATATCTACTTCTTCATGCCAGCCTAGTGACCTGCCATCAGATCCCCAAGCACGTTTAGACTTAAAGCCATATTCTTTAGCTAGGTTTACACATTCTCTTTCGATTCTGTTACCTTTTTGTTTTGGTGCTTTACCACTCATTATACTTTACCTTTAGATTTATTATTTATTTCTTTATCTATAAACTCTAGTTGCTCTTCTTCTGATGGTAATTCGCTAAAAGTAGGTAAGCCTAGTAGTTTCCATATTTCATCTAGGTAATGTTTACCATCACTTGACATTCGTTGTCTATCTACGTGTTCTAGGTCTGATAAATTCTGTATTAACTTTTTAGTTTTATCTGTTGCTATGTTTAGTGTTACTTTTTTCATATTATTGCTCCGTATGGTTATCAAGACATGTATTAGCTACATACATCCATTCTTTTTTATTTCTAGGAGTTACTTTTTCCTGTATATGATAACTAAAGGTAGTAATAGTGTCACCCTCTAGTGCATCTTCATACAAAGCATTTTGTCTTTCATGTCTTTTGCCATGTTTTATTGCTCTTTCTTTATTAGAATAAATTTGGGAAAGAACTAAATGATGTTCGTCTTCCCATAGAGTTAATATGTATATCATTATAATACCCACCTATTTGATACGTTAAATCCAATGAATATTCTTAGAGGTAAGAACTCAATAGATATACCTACAGCTCCTTTCATGGATTCGTTAATTGAAAAAGATAATCCTAAAGCATTTAAGACTACTATTTTATATCCCTTCATAGGGTAGCCATCAATTTTTCTCAATTGGACTAACTTCATTGATATTATGTCTAATATTCGTAGTGTTGTCATAAACTTCTTCCTGTTTTTTAAAAATCATAGTTGTGGTTTCTTCTATATCATGGTCATGAACAAGTACATATGTACCATGACCCTCTATTTTTTGTATTTCATTATTTTTAATATGTATTTCTACTACTGGCATGTGAACTCCTATTTGTTTTGTACCAAAAGGGCACAAATAAAGGAATCTGTGCCCTCATGATTAACTTCGTTTAGTAAATGTGAACGTTTCATAGTCAAATTGTAATGCTATTTCAAACATTGACTCATCTCTAGCTTTTAAAGACGTTACTGTTCTTAGTTTAGACTTTGGATTACGTATAATATCAGGATTTTCAAAAGCTAAGTACTGGTCTGATTTTTGTTCTATAGCTGAGTTACCTTTACCGCTATGCACATCTAATTTCTGTCCTTCACTCAATCTTGTTGATGAGTATTTAGAAATATGATGTATTGCAATTACTATTACATCTAAATCCATTGCCATATCTTTTAAAGCATTAGCTATGGTTTCTTGCCTAACAAGGTCATCGTTTCTTACATACTTTGCAGGTATTCTATCAATGGTGTCTACAACAACTATTTTAGCTTTACTGTCTTCTACATAATTTGGTAAATCTTGTATATCAGGTGATTTACAAGTCAATTGTATGTGGTCAACAGATTTTTCTGCCTCAAGCATTAACTCTGTGTCTTTATTCTTAAATGCTAAAGCTATTTCTTGTTTAGTCATATTAAGACCAGCTTGTACAAAACGTCTTTCAATAGTTTCTTCATCAACTTCTAAAGACATAAATAAACATTTTAGTGATGGTATCCTCATTATGAGATACTGCACAAATGCTGTTTTACCTAGTCCTGTATCACCAATTAAAGTGATAAGTTGACCTGTTGTGAAATAATGTGATTTATTCATGAATGTAAATACATTTTTCAAATCAAAAGAACGTTCTTCCCAGTCTATTTGATAATACTCTGCTAGATTTTCTATCATGCTTTTAGCATTTAAAATATCAGCAGTATCATCAAGGTCTTTATACTTGTATTTAAAACACTTGCTATCGCAGTAGGGTACAAGGGTAGGATGATTACAACCGTGATTGTATTCTCTTCTCATTTGGTCTACTACAATACGATTTACTTCTTCCATTGGTAATGGATTATCCATTTGTTCCATATAAGCTCGTGCATTGTGTAAACATTGCTGCTTACCATAGCCTAACTTTTTATTCCATATAGCTACCAATGCTTGTAAGTGTAAATGACGTTTCTTTTCAACATATCCAGCATTGTAGATATGTTGTGCACAAGTAATTATTCTTGTTGTAGATGCATTAGTGTCTTCAAATACTTTTCGTACTTCATTAGTATTTTTTCTACTAACATCCATTGGCTCAAGACCAATGATCATTTCTTGATTTATTTTGGTTGGGTATTTGTTTTCAGGGTCTTTAGAATACTCTAGTATAGAATCGTAATCCATCGTGTCTAAATATTCTAACGGAATAGGCACTTTGTATGTTTTTGATTTACTATTGTAACTATATCCTGCTCTTATCAACCTTCTAGAATCGTAAATATGATCAATTGCTGTTCCAAAATCACGTTGCATTGTACTACGAACTTGATAAGCTAAATCTTTACTAAGCTTATCTTTAAATCCGTAAACGTTTGCTAAATGTATGTGAAATCCAGTACCAGAAAACCATAGATTAAAATGATTTTCTTGAATTCCCATTTCCTGCATGATAGCAATAACATCCTTAACGTTATTAATAGTCATTGTACCTGCAGTTATTTTATCTGGTGATTTTGCATGGTCTATGTCGATGACAAGCTTGTCCACAGATTGCATACCATTAAATCCAACAACGGTGTTGTTTTCTTTTAAATAAGGTATGATAGTTTCATCATAGAGATACATACTTCTATATATCTCTTTTCCTAAATTATCATTTACAGTCTGTGAAAAAGCATTGACATCCATTACCTGATTACGATTGAATACATTTCCTATTGCATATTCTATGTACCATGTTTCCATCGTATTCCTTTTTTTAGAGATCTACGTCTGCTAGTTGTAGTTCAGGTTTCTTTGTGTATTCTTTATTTGTAGTAGTAGAATTGTTATCAGAATCGTTATAATTCTTTATAAATCCTTTTTCTACAGAATCCATTACCATTTTCTTTAGTGTACCACTAGGTGCACCTGCAGATGTTACTCTGTCAAAGTTATTCCAATATGGACTACCAGAATCTTTGAGTTTATTAGTAGGGTAGGAGCACATTGTTATTTGTCTACCAACAACATCTCTTAACCATTCATCTGGGATAGAATAGTCTGGTGATACTAGAAGATTCTTTTTAGTTAATGCAGATTCAAAGAATTCTGCTATCTTAAAAGCACTTCCCCAAGCTTTTCTATCTTCAAGAGGCAGTTCTTTCTTAAAACTACCAAAGATTGTTAATTGATCTTCCCAATCATGTCTTACTTGTGCAGTAAGAAAGATATCTGGAACATATTTCATCCAATCTTGTTTTACTTCGTATTGTACATCAACAGATAATATTGTTGCTGTTCTTTCCATTCCGCCTGCCATTATGCAGCCTCCTTTTTATTTTCTTGTTCTTCTTTAAACCCTATTTCAAGGTCTTTTAACTTTATGTATTTTTCCATTACTTTATCCTCGGTACGTTCCTCACTTAAACCTTCAGCAATTAATTCACGTAACCATTGTTCAACTCCTGCTTCAATAGTTAAACCTTTTTTAGTTTTAGCACCTTTGAAGTGTACTGAGTTTGACAATCTTTTTAGCTTAACCATGCTATCTGTTCTGACTATTACTTCGCCTTTTGTATTAGCTCTTAATTGACTAAGATGGTCACGATTATCCATACTATCAGCATCTGCTGTATCGTCTATTGCAAATAAACCATTACATGCATATTTACGAGCATAAGAAGAAGCAGCTCCAGTTATTTGACTGTCGTCCATACCTTTTTTAGTTACAGATTCTCTTGCCCACCCATAAGCTGCTATTTCATTTCCTTCATGGTCTGCAAATACAGCAGTAGCTTTTATATAATTACTACCGCCTACTTCCACCATTTCATCTGTTACTACTAGTGTACAACTAGTTTCAGCTAAATATGGTTTTACAGCTTCAAAGATGTCTGCTAGGTTTCTGTAATTATAATTACCAAAGTTATTCTTGTGGCCTTTTTCTACTTTCATAGAGGTTTGCACAATATTCAACTTTTCGTGAATGTTTAGTTCTTTCATGTATCTTAACTCCTACGTTATTATTATTTAATCTTTAATAAAGGAAACGGTGCCAATCAAAACAGCTCAGATGCGGAGGAGGACTGTTTTTTATATTGTAGTTGTGAATTGACACCATTGTCCTTTAGGTCTTTAGGGATATCCGGCTTTGTAAAGTTTCCTTTGCACACAGACGGTTTTATTTCTGTTGGCTTTAATCCCCATTATTTAACTGATACCAAACTCGTTTAACGTTCTATCGTGTAAATCAATATGACGTTCTAGTATTTTGTTTGGTGGCGTACTCTTTAAAGATTCTGTACATGCATTATATAATGACCATACAGATTTATCCATAAATTCAGCATAAGGTGGATTATTCCAATGACGTATAGCATCACTAGCTTGTCTAGCACCTAATGTTTTATATCCAAATGCACGACCAATAAAGCTAAAAGCATCATCAGTAGTTATTTCGATATCTTTCATGCTATCTGCATCTTTTACAATGTTTGAGAACTTGTCTTTACTTTTATAAAGAACACTTACTAGTTTGTCTTGTAAATCATCAAAGACGTTCTTAGTATGTTTTCTCATGTAGGTGACTTCACCTGTAAATGACATATTATCACAAACAAATACAGTACTACCTGCACAAAAGCCATTTGACATGCTCTTGTCGTGACTGCTACGAATACCTATAGCTTGACCCATTTCATCGTTGTTTGGGTCTTTGTATTGCAGTAGTCCAAAGAATCGTTGTTCATTTTTACTTACTGCTAATTTTTGATCTACGAACTCTAGATTCAATAGATCGTCACAGATACGTCTTGTATTCATCAGTAAGTCTGTAAAAGCTACTGGTTCGTATGTATCTGTTCTTTCTGGTAGTGGTATAGCTGCTAGTTCAGCAACGTTTACTTGTTTACCACCACAATGTATCATAAATGTGCTCATACTAATTCCCCTTGTTGTTCTAACATTATTTTTGTGTGACTATCTTCTAATTCATCACACAAATACACGTAAGCTTCTCCCCAATGAAATCTCTCAACTTTGTGAGCCTCATTAGGAGATACAAAATACCTGTTAGGGTATAATCTATTGCCGTGTCTATCTTTTTGAAGTATTTCTACAAATGCACCATTAGGCGGTACTCTACTTGTTTTGACACTAATACTTCGTTGTCCAAACTGTGCCCAGTTCACTTTATTGATCTTGATACTCATTTTTTCTCCAGTTGTGTTTTCATGTTGTTTAAAGCATTACAAATAACATTAGCATGTTTTATAACTGTAGCTACAGTTTCATTTGATGTACCTGAATAGCATTCTCCTATGAAATAACTATGTTTTTCATTTTCTACGTATACTTCACAGCCTTGTTTTCGTGTATTTACAGTAAACATATTCATTATGTCCTTCCTAATGCTATATGAAATAGCTGTGGAGTTAATGTTTTGTACGTGCCTAAACCGTTCTTTGACCTCTTAGCCAGTTTTTTTACATGAAGGTATAGTTCTTCTTGTATTAAGTCTATAGTGCCTTTAGCAAGTCTTAGATCTTCTTGCTTAAATAGTTTTTTTATTTCTTTTTGTGTCATGTTATTCCCCTTTAAACATTTCTAGCACCTTTTCATACGTATCTATCATTTTTAAGAAATAACTATTCAATCCTTCGTCATCTCTATATTTTTTCAATGCTGCTATTGTCATTAATACTTCTTGTTTATTGTCAAATGCTATAGCAGGTCGTTTATCTGGTGCTGTTGCTGTTTTCATTATATTCCTTTATGTTTAGTGATTACCAGAGTCGCTTTGTTTTGTCTTTGTCGCATGCTATCCACGCAGACCCTCGGTGTGTTCCGAGACAACTATCGGGTTCTAGACCGTTTGTTGTTGACTCTGGTTTTCACTTTTCTTTACTAACCAATAAATGGAGTTAATCCATTTCTGTTACTATCAACTGAGATATACCTAGTTTGCTTGAAGCGTTCATGATACTTTGTATTTTTTTAGTACTACAATTATCAAGCGTTCTTATGGTCGCACCATCAACGATTATTTCGACCTTATATCGTCTTCTGTCCAACACTACATCTGATGCTTTATTAGCCATTTTAGATGTGATGTTAAGAATGCCATTAGCTGTCATTGTTAGGTATCCCAATATTCGAGTAAATTTTAATGCTGAAGCTGTATTCATAATTCACGCTCCTTTTTTATTAACCAGCTATCTTTTAGTTTTTCTATCATACTATCTGATAGTTGGTGATTGTCTTGCAAGTGAGATAATTCTTCAACTAGCATATCATCAAGTATTGGAAATACTATTTCTACCATTTCATCAAAGAATGCATCATTATTTATTTCTTCAATATTATCAATTAGTAAAGGCATGTATTTCCTCCTTTGTATGCAAGTTTTCATGAACTTTATTTAATCTCATAGCAACATCGTGTAATAGCATTAATGATGTTTTATTAGAATTATAATCTGATTCTTTAAGATTAATTTCTACATCGTCAATTATCATCATAACTTGTTCTAGTTCTGATTTTAATTGTTTGTTAGTGAGGTCTTTATTTAGTATTTCCATACAAACCTCTCTTTGCTATTAGTGAATCAATATGAGAATCCACTTGTGATTCTAAGTGGTCTTGTTCAGTTTGTTCTATTTTGGGATTGTATACACCTGTCTTTTCTAGTTTTTCAAAACAATCAGGACATACAGGCATTTCACGATGTAATCGTACTAATTCGCCTGTAAATGGGTGTTTTTTATAGTCTGTGACTTCTTCAAAATAAATCACAGCAGTTGGATGATATGTGCATCTCATATTTAACTCCTACGTTAGTTTTATATATCATAGATAAAGGAAACAGTAGAGCCACTACTGCTATTTATTTACGATGTGTTATTTATTTTAAATCAAATCAAAAACTCAGATTTAGTTAATATCTTTTTTGGTGAACTTTTCCAGTCTAACAAAATAGAACACATGGTATTAATTTGTTTGTCTTTGTATTTGTAAATGACTGGAAAACTCATGTAATGATCTCCAACTACAAATTTGAATGATTCAAATAATGATGGTAAAGTATTTGATATTTTCTTCAATAGTTTTTTTGAAGAATTATCTATTATTTCATCAATAGGATGACTATCCATATGATACCATCTGGAATTATCAAAGTAGTTGTGATTTTTAGGTAAGCCTAATAGTTTTTCTAGTTTTTTAGAATCTTTGGTAATGTTTATTTTACGCTCCATCTTTTTAAAACTAAGAACATTTCTAACATGAACAGTAGATGTCATATCTGCATTAATGTCTTCCCATTGCAATTTTTGAATAGGTTGATTTGTTAAATAAGATTTAAAAGTTTCAAGCATTACTTCTTGTTGTTCTATTTTATCTTTTTGCAGTTTAATGATATATTTACTATCCAATTCCATTTTACTTCCGCTAATTTCAACAGTATTGTTAATTTCATTAAAATAACGTTTTTCTATTTTCATTAGATTTGATTCATTAGGCTTTTCTCCATTCAACCAATTATATAAAGTTCTTCTGGATACTCCTGTATTAGTAGAGACTTTAGAAAGTGGTATATCTGTAGATTTAAGCCATTTTATTACTCTTATTTCGTTCATATTATCCCCTTTTGAACGTGTGTAATATATAATTATTGTTGCACATAACCTAGCAATATTTGCTTTTATATGCACATATTACGGCATTTGTTTGTTTGTATTACACAATTATTATCTTGTTAAACTGACTCCTAGCTTGTTGCTCCTCTTTAAAATAAAAGAGGGAGTTGACATAAAAAATAAAGGGTACGAAGTACTCCTTTTTAATAAAAGACTACCCAAGATAAACTCAGGTAGTCTAATATTATCAAACGTTAGTTGTTCAATGGTCTTGCTATCATAAAGCGTACTGATTTACCATCTTTTGATAGATTTTCAGTATCTTCAAGAATACGCAAGTTGTTTGGAACTAGATGTTCTTCTATAAAACTACTAAGTTCTTTAGCAGAACTATCTTTTAATGTCATCCAAAGATTAAAGAACATATTATCATCTTTACAGTTTAAGATGTCTGATATTGTAGCCTTATCATTTTCCCACACACCATCATCATTTTTCTTAGACCATTGTATCCAAAAAGATGACTTATTAGCATTGTTCTTTATAACCTCACGAACATCCTTTAATACACTTTTTAGTTTTTTCATTTGTAACTCCTACGTTGGTTAGTTTTGGCAGAATTGCCAAAGATTAAGGAAGCAGTAAATACTACTTATTTGTTAGTCTTGCATCAGATAAAATGGGTTTCTGATACCAAGTTTTGGTAGTTTATCTTTTAGTTTAACATACCAAGGTGTAGTAGCCTCGATAAGTTTATCTTCCATATCGTGTCTTTCTCTTCTGTATTCTCCGTTTAACTCAGAAAGATGCTTTACATCCTTTAACAATCTTTTTTTTGTATCTCGCAATTGTTTGTTTTCTTCAAGTACTTTTTTAATATCTCTTGATAGGTTGTTATTACTCATAGTTAGTTGTTTATATGAATCTATAAAACCATCAATATTGTTTTTAATTACACTTCTAGTATCTGAAGGCTCTGCTATTTTCATTATTTACTCCGATTGATTAATTCATAGATTTAGGATACAGTAGTCTAACCAGCTCCTATAAGGAGCCAGATAGACATACTTATTCCAATTATAAATGATGCAGTTAGAAAACTACACATTACAATGATGATTATATCATGCAGCAGTTTCAATATTTGGTTCATTGGATTTCCTCATATTATTGATACTGTTACGGATGTTTTGACAATGATATCTCACTAATTCTTGTGGTACATCATTATCTATTTCTTCTTTGATTGCTTTAGCACTATCAACAGTTTTCTCAACTGCTATTGCTGTTACACCAAGTGTTAACCAACCAGCTATCTTTACAGATTCTGTAAGTTTTTCTAACATGATTTACTCCTACGTTGATTAGTAATTAGGCACAATGCCATAGATGGAGGAAGCAGTAGTACTATCTAGTTGTGTAGGGATTAGTATATGTATGGGTATAATAGTGATGTATATAGTTAGAGGTACTGAGTCGTAGACTCCTATGATTACTCATCTTGAGCGGGTGTGTGAGCGAAGCTTACACAGGGTTAGCTCGAAGAGTAATCGGGTGGGTTAACTAAGTGGGTGAACATAGTGAACACCTTGTAGTCAACGGATGATTTGAACTCAACGGTTTCAACCCTTGGTAACCCAAATCAATGGGGGGTACCACTAACATGTTTCTCTCACTCACATTCTAGATACATTTTTAAGCAGAGTACTGGAACTAAATAACTTTGTAGATGTTAAATATATATGTTAAGTTAAAGTATTACTTAAATGGAATCTAAATTAAAAAGAAAATACGAAATATTCGATGTCCAGACAGGCAAATGGGAGGAGAAAATCATGACTGATGAGGAATTTGAACATTTTAAAAGTCAAATGACTCAATCCCATGAAGAAATGGATGCTGAATATGAGATAATATCAAAGATAGTAGCTCAAAAGTTAGGATACGATCTAGATGATGAGAGTAGGGATTAAATAGTAGTGTATAGTTATCTATATAAAGTTATAAGACTACTAATTAGTAGTGGATTACTAATTAGTAGTAGTTTTTTATTATATAGTTATAACTAATTAGTTATGATCAAGATAAAACGCAGGATTGATGGAAAAACAGCTTATTATGAGATACAAACAGAAGAAGAGGCACGTAAGAATAAAGTTGAATACGTGCATTGGAAGCATGCAGAGGTTGGTGAGTATGCAAATACCGATGATGGATACGTTGCTTTATGCTATAATAGGAAAGGTTACACAGATAAGAATGGAAAACTTAAAACCTTTGTTAAACTTACCTGTGGAGTTGGCTGGGTAACTCCATCTGCAAAAATAGAATTCTTAAAGAATCATGAACATGGAGTATATAGCAAAACAAACCCTGCAAGAAAGTGGGATGAAGAAGAAGCTGGAAGAATGCGTTCTAAAGATACTGTTACCGCCTATGCACAAATGCTCATTAATGATGGAAAAGTGGACTTTCACGCTCTTAGCAAGATATATAGACCTGACCAGAAAGAGCCAGTTGCAACAGTACGCAGATTCCTTAAACAGAAGGTAGCGAAAAAGATGGTTGAAGAAAAATTAAAAGAAATATTATCCAAAAAGAGTATTTCTAAAGAGTTTGCAGTAGACAACATAGTCGTTGCACTCAAAATGGCAGAAGAAAAAGGTGACGTAAACAATTTTTTAAAGGCAAATGACTATTTAATGGATTTGCTGGAGATGAAACCTAATAAAAAGATGATAACGGACACGATACAAGTAGATATGACACAGCAAATAGCCGATACTATAGCAAGAGAGGATAAAAGGCTTACTTTGCAAAGGAAAAGTGAAGAAAATGAAACGAGAGAATGAGACTGAATTAGATTATCAGGGAATAACAGAAGAAATACTAGTATCAGAGCAATTAGATGCTGCAATACGTGCTTTACACGTTATAGCAGTTCTGAAAGAAAGTAGTATAGAGATGCTAAACGCTTACGCTCTGGAGGCTTTAAAAGAGATAGAAACGCTGGGATACCATTACGATATGCATAAGCAATCTTTTAACTAATATGAAAGATAATGTTAAATACATTAAAGATAAATTAAAAAACAATATGATTATGTTCGGTAAGGTCATTATGCCGAATATGTTTTCCGTTCCTTCTCCGGAGTTCCACTACAAGATAGCAGAGGCTATCGTTAATGACGATAATAAACAAATAAATATTATTGCTCCCCGTGGTCACGCCAAGTCTTCTATCGTTGGCGGTGTTTATCCCCTTTTTCATATTATGAACCACGGTGGAGCAAAGCTTATTGTGCTGGTTTCACGTACACAAGACCATGCAATTAAATTGCTTGGAACCATAAAAGACACCCTAGAGTACAGCAATTCTTTCCGACAGATTTATGGGTACTGGGGTCAGCACAATGCTAGGCAATGGGCAAAGAGTGAGATAGAATTAAAGGATGGTACGGTCATTATATGTAAAGGTACAGGCCAACAGCTACGTGGTATTAAGGTAGGCAGTCAAAGACCTACGCTTATTATAGTAGATGACCCTGAAGATGAGAATAATACCAAGACTGCAGAAGCTATGGAACAAAACCTTCGATGGTTGTTACAGAGTGCTGTTCCATCACTTGACCCAAAGAAAGGGAAGATCATTGTTATTGGTACTCCACAGCATCAGCGATGTATGGTAGAGATACTTAAAGAAATGAAAGGCTGGAAGAACATGCATTTTAATCCAGACCTAAAAAAGAATATTGCATTATGGGAAGAATGGCAGCCTATAAAAAAATTAAAACAAAAAAAAGAAGAATTAGAGTCCATAGGACGTAGTAGTGTATTTTATAGAGAGTACATGTGTCAGATCATTGGAGATGAAGACCAGTTATTTAAACTAGAGTATATACAATATCATGACTATGAACTTGAAATAGATGAATTAGGAAAACACTATTTATTAAAAAACGGCAAACGAATGCCTGTGAATGTATTCATGGGGGTTGACCCAGCTTCTTCAGTCCGTAAGACAGCAGATTACTCTGTAATTATGCCAGTAGCGGTAGATGAACAAAATAACAGGTATATTCTCCAGTATTACCGTAATAGGGCAACTCCCATGCAACTTGCTGAAAGCATCATAGAGTACTTTAAGTTATTTAAACCTGTAAAGGTGCGTGTAGAGAGTGTAGGATATCAGGAAATGCTGAGAGAATACTTGAGGCAACGATGCGATGAAGAGAATATCTTTATATCTGGTCTAGAAATAAAAGAAAACCCTAGAACCAGTAAATCTTCAAGATTGGAGACCATGCAACCTTATTTTGCACAAAAGAAAGTACATATATTAGAAACTATGGAAGAATTAAAGGACGAGCTTCTATTGTATCCTCGTGGTAAACATGATGACCTTCTAGACGGACTCTATTACGCTACTAAAAAATGTTATCCACCTGTCCATCAAGAAACTGAAATAAAAAACAAAAAAGTCGTTGACGACAATTACATAGATGACATAAGTTGGAAAGTTGCATAATCTTGGAACTTTTACTTAAAGTAAAGGTTTAAGTAGATAATGCTCCTTTCTATATGCAAGATAACTTAGTTAAGACAGAATCAGTACAGCTAACCCAAGATTTACTATCAGAATACTCATCTGCTAGACAAAACTGGGCAAAACAAGCCGTAGAGGATAATGAATTCCGTAACGGCAAGCAATGGACTGATGATCAGGTTCAAGCATTACGTAAACGTGCTCAAGAGCCATTAGTTGTTAATGTAGTATATTCAGCAGTAGAGCAGGCAAAAGCTATGCTCACTTCAAACTCACCTAAATTTCAATCTACTGCCAGAGAAACATCCGATGCTAAAGTTGGTAGGATGTTTTCTGATATCATGGCTTACATATGGGATAACTCTAATGGTAACGTAGAGTTAAAACAAGCTGTTGATGATTATTACGTTAAGGGCATGGGAGCTATGATGGCTTATATAGACCCTGATGCAGACTTTGGAACTGGAGAAGTAAAGCTAAAATCAATAGACCCATTAGAATTATTTATAGACCCTTCGTCAAAAGACCCATTTTGCAGAGATGCTGCTCATATCATCATTGGTAAGATAGTATCGGAAACTGCTTTAATAGAACATTATCCAGAATTTGCAGAACATATAAAAGAAACTGCAGAAACTAGTTACATTAACACTACGGCTGAATCTAGATACGGATTAAGGAATGAAGATGTAACCAATAAACGAAGATTGACTGGAACTCAGATTACTGGAGAAAGAGAACTTGAGTTATTTGAAAGATATACAAAAGTTAAAAGTCCTTATTTTAAAATATACGACCCTTTAAGCGATGACCAGAGAGTATTAGACGAACCACAATACGAAGAATATAAACAGGAGCCTATTGTTGTATTGACCAATGCAGAAGGTCAATCCGTATTTACAGATAAAGCCAATGTAAATACCTATATGGAGATGGCAGAAAAAATAGGAAAGACCTTTCATTTAATGTTAGATCCAGCAACAGGACAACCTGTTCCAATGGAAGGAGAAGAACACGCTGGTTCTATACCAAATAGTACATCTACAATTGATATTTTGACCAAAGCTCACTTAATAGAAGATGGTGGAATCATGGTCAATGAAATAGAGCTTACTCAAATTAAACAATGTGTAAGTACTGGAGATACAGAGTTATTTAGTGTAGTACTACCAATAGAAGAATATCCTATTGTTCCTTTTATGAATGGATTCAATCGCAATCCATATCCTTTATCGGATGTAAGACTTGTTAAAGGATTGCAAGAGTACATAAATAAGATACGTAGTCTTATTGTAGCTCATGCTAGTAGCTCTACGAATGTAAAGCTTTTAATTCCTAGAGGAAGTATGGATAAAGCTCATTTAGAAGCTGAATGGGGAAAAGCAGGTACAGCAGTTATAGAGTTCGACCCTGAATTAGGTCAACCTATTGTAGCTGGCCCTGTACCACTTCCTAATGAACTATATAAGAACGAAGCAGATGCTAAAGCAGATATAGAACGCATACTAGGTATCTATGCATTAATGCAGGGAGACCAAGGAGCTGCTCCTCAAACTTTTAAAGGAACAGTAGCTCTAGATGAGTATGGACAAAGAAGAATTAAATCTAAGAAAGACGATGTTGAGGAATGCATCAATCAATTGGCAAAAGTGGTAGTGGGATTAGTTCAATATGTGTATACGGGGCAGAAAGTCATGCGATTGATGCAACCCAACAATAGACCGATAGAGATACCGATTAATAGTCCTATGTATGACAATGTGGGTAATGAAGTAGGCAAGATCAACGATATAACGGTTGGAAAATACGATGTTATCGTTTTATCAGGGTCTACGTTGCCTTCTAATAGATTCGCTCGATTTGAGTACTATATGCAGCTTTATCAAGCAGGTCTAATAGACCAGTTAGAAGTATTAAAGCAGACCGATGTAGCAGATATGGAAGGAGTACTTGAACGTGCAGGTCAAATGCAGAAAATGCAACAACAGATGCAACAGCAAGAAGAAGAGATTAAGAAACTACGTGGCGATCTTCAGACAGCACAGCGAGAGTCCTTACATGATAGAAAGCGTGTAGAAGTAAAAGAATTTGAAAAGAAACTGGCAAAGGCAGAAGCTAAAGTTGAAATGGCATCCCAACTTTATAAATCTCGTTTGGCAGACGAGCTAAAAATGGCTAAAGAGGATATACAGGAGTTTAACGAACCTAATCCTACTAGAGAGATAAATGAAGAGATGCTAATGTTGGATGAATAATGAGTTTAGGTAAATATGCTATTCCAATAGGATTGGGATACTTGGGTAGTTTGGCATTAGAAGGTAAAAATCAAGATAGTCAAGTAGAAAAGTTTTTAAACGATATCAAAGTTAAATTAAAAAACGGAGAGCCTATACCAGATGAAATGCGTGGAGTGCTGTCAGGAGTACAAAGTACTTGGGGTGATTTAGATATAAATAATGATCTTTTATACGAAGCTAATTTAATTAATGATTATCTAAATGGAGAATTTAAGCAAAGAGAAGATGGTAGATATAAATATAAATCTTTACTACTAAAAGATCAAGAAATGCCAGAAGATTTTATTTTAAGCAATTTTCCTGTTGATAAATTTTTAGAAGCTGATAAAGGTTATCACGATAATCCTTTTACAAAAGAATTACCTTCTGGCGATACTATGGGTGCTGAGGATTTTAGATAATGGCTACTTATCATCCAGATGGCAATAGAGATTTCAGAAGGTGGCTAGAGAGTGGTATACCTAATGCTGGTGTGATGGGTGGTGGTGCTTTAGCTATGTATGGAGCATCTAAATTTGGTGGATCTAATAAAGCTTTAGCTACTGCATTAATGAATGAGTCTATTAAAAAAGACCCTAGATTAAAATTTACTCATTCTAGCATGAGTAATCTTTATCGAAATATGGGATTTCAGATGCCTGAATGGACAGATACTATGTCTGCTCATTACAATCCAAAAACCAATACAGTTAATGCACCTCGCAGTAATTATGGAATATTAGCTCATGAGTTAGGTCATGCAGAGCAGTATAAAAATGCTTTATACAGAAAAACTATAGCTCCTATGTCAAAAATTGGAAGATTAGCAGGTAAGTTTGGAGCACTTGCTCCGATATTTACTGATAACGAGCAAGAAGCAAAAAGAAATGCTACAATTGCAGGAGTTATGCAAGTACCTACTTTAATAGAAGAAATAGATGCATCACGAAGAGGTTCAAGAATTTTAAACAATCAAATAAAGAACAAGCCAGTTGCTATGGGAACTAAGGCAAGTAAATTGGGTCAAGCTTTAATGAAGATGAGACCATATGCAGGAGTTCCAAGTTATTTATTAGCTGCAACAGCTCCATATTTATTTTATAAATATTTTAAAGGTAGAGGTATGTATGAAGGTACATATTAAAGAATTGAAGAAAGCGGTTGCTGGAAATAACCAAATCGCAAAGGAAAAGTAATGGAGAATATCATAGAAACACGTAATGCTGATCAGGCACCACAAGAGGATGCAATGCTCAATGTAGAGCAACCTGCAATACCTAACGGGGAAATACCAGTAAATACTGGTGTGCCTGAATCAATTACGGAAGAAACACAAGAAGTTTCCCCAAGAGACGACTCAACTCGTTTTGAATATTGGCAATCACAAGCTGACAAAGCCAAGGGAGAACTTAATGCAATACGTCAAGAATTAGATTATTATCGTAATAATCCAAATCAAGACATGCAGAGTTCTGCCTCCAACGGACAACCTCAACCATACCCTGAACAAGGATTGCAAGAGAATTCATTGAAGGAGCCATCAGCACCTGAAAGACCACATTCGTACAATGAGGTCGATGCTTATAATGATCCACAAAGTGATTCGTTTAAGTATCGAGTAGCTAAAGAAGCCTATAGAGACCAGTACATGGATTTTCTAAAAGAAAAAGACCAAGTACGTGAACAGGAACTACAACAACAATACCAAGTTCAAATGCAACAGCAACAAGCACAGATGGTACAGCAACAGGCTATGAGCCATGCTGTAAATAATTTCGGATGGGAGCAAGGTAAAGCAATGGAGTTTGTAAGGTGGTCGCAGAATCCTGAAAATCTCACATTAGACAATTTAGCTAAGTTGTTTGAATTAAGGACTAACCCTAATCCAGTAGTAAAGCAAAGAACTCAAGAAATGCAACAACAGGCTAATCGTTTGAATGTGCCTAGAACTGCAGCAGTTCAAACTGGTCAGGCAGAACAGCCTAGGTCAGATGAACAAGTTTTTAGTGATGCTTTACTGGGTAGGTAAGTCGTAAAGTAAACTAGAACACCTATTCGTTGGCTACGAATGGGTATAAACGTAGGAGTTACAAATGGCAGCTACAGAAAAGCAGCTAATGCAAGGAGCTTCTGGTGTACTTTATACGGATAGACGGAATTTTTACGTAGATCCGCAGGTCACTAAGGAGCTATGGACAGACGTTGCACCTTTTACTACAATGATTAGTAATCAGGAAATGCGAAATGTCCCAGACCCAGTTTTTAAGATGTTTGAACATCGTAATCCTTGGGTAAAACAATCTTTCAAGGCAGGTGCAAGTTCCGCTACATCAATAGCTGATAATGATGTAGCAGTAGCAATTGACACCATAACTGAAATAAAAGGCCTACCACCCTGTGATGATTCATGGATTGGATTGGTGGCTGAATGTTGGAATGCCGCTGAAGATACTAAGCTAGGAGTTGTGGTAGTTAAAGGAGTTACAGATACAAGTCATGTGACAGTTGTATCTTTAAGTGGAGCTTTTAGCCCAACAACTAGTAGTGTTTATCATGTAATTGGTAATGCACATGGTGAAGGTGGTTCAGCTCCAGAAGCATGGGCAGACGAACTAGACGTTGTTTACAATTCTTGTCAGATTTTTAAAACTCCTCTTCAAGTTACTGGTACGCTAGAAGCAGCAGTACTTCGTGGAGAGTCATCTGAATTAGCTAGACTTCGTAGACAAAAAGCTCAAGAACACAAAATGCAGAAAGAAAAAGCATTTCTTTTTGGTTCTCGAGTTGGTGGTACGGGTTTACAAGAAGCATCTTATGGTGCTGGTAATAACGACACTAACAACGATGAAACATTTGCAGATGGTGGAAGAGTTGATTCAAATGGAAATCTAATTCGTTCAACATACGGAATAATTTCAGCATTAGAAAAATATGGCGAGACCACATCGACACACGATGCTCAAAACATATTTACTGTTGATAGTTCATATGCTTACAGCAATTTTGTAGACGATATGGAAAAAGTATTCCAGTATATCCCAGAAGCAGGTGTAAAACGTGCTTTTGTAGGTGCTGGTGCTTTAGGATATTGGTCTAAAATGGCTGGTGCTTCAGGTATGGCTGGAAACTCAGGTTGGACAGTTGCTCTTGGAGATATGAAACGTGACTCTCTTGGTTTTAACTATAGAGTACTTGAAACACCTCATGGAATGTTGCAGTTAATTCCAACTCCAGCATTAAGAGGGCCTTACAACAAGTACATGGCTGTAGTATCTGATGAGAATCTATTCCATGCAGTTTATCGTCCATCTATGTATCAGACAAACATTAAGACCGATAATGCCTTTGATGGTGTTAAAGATCAATACATGTCTGATGAAGGTGTTGGTATACAGCTAATTGAAAGTCATCACTTGTTTAAAATCACAGCGTAAGGGAGGCTTATTATGGCTAGACCTTATTTAGGTGGTTCAAGTGCAGGTGTTGGGTCAATTACATCAGCAACTACTATTACTAGTTCAGATCACGGTAAGGTGTTTATGGTATCTTACCCAGCAGGTAGTGATTTAGGTTCTTATCAAATTACTATACCTACTCCAGCAAATGCTGGTATTGGATTTAGTTGCAAATTTATTGTTAGTTCTGCGACTATTGCTGATGAGGCTGGTGAAGACGTTGTTATAAACGATGGTACAGATGATTCTATGGTTATTCATTACATTGATGCAGGTGATACTGGTACTGTTTCTGTTGTGGATGATGCAGCTGCAGATACTGTAGGTTTTGATCATACCGCTGTAAAAGGTGATTGGATTGAAATCTTTACAGATGGAACAACGTGGTATTGTAACGCACAAAGTGGTGTTGACGGGGGAATCCTAGTAGCAACATAAACAAATAACGAAGGGGGAGTTTCGGCTCCCCCTTCTGTAATAAGGAAATATTATGGGATTACAAGATTTTACAGTAAAGGAAAGTATAGCTCCTTACCATAAAGCTGTTGTAAGTGACGGCTCTACTCCAGTTGATGAGTGTAGAGGTATACATATGAAAGGAGCATCGACTGACGTTAATCTAACAATTAACGGAACAGTAGTTGCTTTTCATTTATTAAAAGGACATACTTATCCAATAGCTTGCACATTGTCAAGTTCTAGTGACGTAGTTCATTTGTATTAATGGCAACGTTTAAAAGCAAAATGGAGAATTTGGTAGGAACAATAGATTCTTCTGTTTCCGATTCTGATCTAACTGTATTTCTAACAAATAGTGCTTATCAAGTATTAGATATGATACCAAGTAAAATAGCAATTAGATATACAGCAGATAATGAACAAGCAGATAGTAGCGGTTTTAATAGTGTTAATCATAGAGTTTTAGGAGTTATAAGAAATGGATTTGAAGCACAAGAAGTATCTATAGGTTTAAGTACTCAAATTGAAGATGCTGATTCAATACATTATAGAAGTGAAAGAACTCCAGTATATTATTTTAATAACGGTACAGTTGTTGTAAAGCCAGATCCAACAGGTAGCCAAAAAGCACAAATAAAAACAATAGCTTATCCAACTGTTGCATATAGTGCCGAAGACATTGCTAGTTTTCCAGACACTGCTGAATACGCAGTTGTTTTAGGTGCGTGTGTAAAATATTTACACGATGTATTAAATACTGCTATAAACGTTGATGAAGACATTGAATTAGCTCAAGCAATAAAAATACAAGTAGATAGTATAAATCAATTACATCAACAAGAATTAAAAAGGATTAGTGCAATTAAATGAAACAAAAACAATTACACGAATTAATCCAATCGCATCACCCTGAAATGAAAGAAGGTGAAATAAGATTACGTCTTAATAATGCATTAAAAGAATTTTGTAGAAAAACAAGAATATTAAAAGGGGCATTCAAGTTTACTACTGAAGTAGATAAACGTTATTATGGTTTAGATGAAAAAATAATTGAAATAACTAACGTTGATTATGATGGTAAAACTATAGAAAGATTATCAGGAAGACCTGATGAAAGAGATTTGGTATGAAAGTTTATTGGATTGAAAGAGATGCTATTGCCATTGCAGAAACAAGTGACAGACAAACTTTTACAAGCCCTACTGAAGCAAAAGGAATTACTTTATTTTGCACAAAAGAAGATGAAGAGTTTGTATCAGATAATACTTCTTCTAGTGGCATAGGAATGAATGAAGCACCAAATATAGCTGATGAATTCCATGAAGCATTAGCTTATAAAGTTATACAACAAGGATACGAAAGAAAACCTGAAGAAATACAATTGGCTGCATATTTCAAACAACAGTTTAATGAAATAATTAGAGAAGCTAAAAAATCTTCTAATAAGAATTATGATGGAACTGGATTTTCAATTAGAGGTCATGATTATTAATGAGCTATGTATCTAAAAAAGCAAAAACAAATAATAGTATTGGAGATTCGACTTGGCAGAACGTATCTCAAGAATGGCGAGACATAGAAGCAATTACAAAAGATGGTCTTGATTTTAAAATAGATGAATATGCTCTTACACAAAAATTATTATCGTATGATAAACCTACATATGTGATTCCATCTGAATATACAGCTCCAACAAGAAATGAAGTGTCAATATCAACAACAACAATGACGAGTGTATAATGTCAACTTTATATGATAAAAAAGTAAAAGAAACATTTGGAGATTTACTAACTGTATTAGGCAGTACTAATGGCGAGGGATTAACAAGCTCTGTAAAAAGAATATTTGACGGAG